GGCTGGCGGTAGGAGTTACGAGCGCGTGAGAGGAGTTGGCAAAGGATGATTGGTTGGCTATATGAAAAACATTTGAAATTATTTTTTGGGCGCGAGTTTAAACGTGTTCGTGCGCGAGACAACAAAGGACGTTACGTAGCAGATAACAAATCTACGCCTGATAAGAACGAAGCGTATATTAATGTGTCGGCTGCATTAAACGCTGGAAAAAATGAAGACTAGCGCAGAAGGTGTTGCCCTCATTAAAAAATTTGAAGGCTGCAAGCTGGAGGCTTATCAGTGCAGTGCAGATGTTTGGACAATCGGCTGGGGAACAACTAAAGGAGTTCAAGAAGGAGATACCTGTACGCAAGACGAAGCTGATGCTTTTCTGGAGGATGACCTGTTTGAATTTGAAAAAGCAGTACACAAACACGTTAATGTGCCTCTCCAACAAAATGAATTCGATGCGCTCGTATCTTGGGTATACAATCTTGGTGGAACTAACCTTCGGGAATCTACTCTTCTTATTCGCATTAATGACAACACTGACAGCAGCCGCGCTGATATTCCTTATCAAATTAGAAGATGGAATAAGGCTGGCGGAAAAGTTTTAGATGGGTTAGTCAGACGCAGAGAGGCAGAGGCTTTGCTTTGGCAAGGAGAACCTTGGGAGAATGTCTAACCTCCAGATGAAAGATTTTGACATTCTGAGCCAGCAGGATAAAACTGAGGCGATGGCACTCCTCAGTAAGTATCAATCGATGGAACTTGCAGAAAGTTGCCAAAAAGATTTTATAACCTTTGTTAAACATTTGTGGCCTGAGTTTATTGAAGGCAGGCATCACAAAATAATTGGTGACAAGTTCAACAAAATTGCCAGAGGTAAACTCAAGCGGTTGATAGTTTGTTTACCACCGCGTCACTCTAAATCAGAATTTGCCAGCACCTTCCTTCCAGCTTGGATGATGGGATTGCGTGGAAATCTAAAAATTATTCAGACAACTCACACCGCAGAGCTTGCAATTCGATTTGGTCGAAAGGTTAGAAATATTATTGACAGTGAGGATTATCAGGAAGTATTTCCAGACTTGAAGTTGCAAGCAGACAACAAAAGCGCAGGACGTTGGACCACGAACCAAGATGGCGAATCTTTCTATGCTGGGGTCGGTGGCGCGATAACTGGGCGCGGAGCCGACCTTTTAATTATTGATGACCCACACTCAGAACAAGATGCTCTCAGTCCTACTGCAATGGATGCGGCTTATGAATGGTATACGTCAGGACCACGGCAACGACTACAGCCCGGCGGTATTATCGTTATTGTAATGACAAGATGGAGTACAAAAGACCTTGTTGGCAAAGTGCTTAAAAAGCAAGGTGATGATGATTACGCAGATCAATGGGAGGTCGTTGAGTTTCCTGCCATCATGCCTGAATCCGAAACACCGCTTTGGCCTGAATTTTGGAAGAAAGAAGAATTGTTGTCAGTTAAAGCATCGTTACCTGTCAGCAAATGGAACTCACAGTGGTTACAACAACCCACGGCGCAAACTGGCGCGATTGTCAAACGTGATTGGTGGCAGATATGGGAGTTAGACGAAGTGCCCCCTTATTCCTACGTTATCCAAAGTTACGATACAGCTTACAGCAGAAAAGAAACTGCTGACTACAGTGCAATCACAACGTGGGCGGTGTTTCAACCAAAGGATGGCGATCCAGATCAGATCATTTTATTGGATGCAAAAAGACTGCGGCTTGATTTTCCAGAGTTGAAAAGATTAGCGTGGGATGAGTACAAATACTGGGAACCTGATTGTGTTTTGATTGAAGCAAAAGCAACAGGCACCCCCTTAACTCAAGAACTTAGACGCATGGGAATTCCTGTGACCGCATACAGCCCCTCGCGTGGTCAAGATAAAGTTGCTAGAATGAATTCCGTTGCACCTATTTTTGAAAGCGGCATGGTTTGGGCGACAGAAGATACTTTCGCTGAAGAAGTAATTGAAGAAATGGCTTCTTTTCCCTACGGAGATCACGATGATTATTGTGACTCTTCAACAATGGCTTTGATGCGGTTTCGGCAAGGCGGTTTTCTGACGCTTGACAATGATTACCCAGACGAAGTTCAATTGCTTCGTAAAGACAGAAGAGTTTATTACTAATGGTTATTGAAAACTTAGGCACAGAAGACGATCCAGATGTGATCGAAACTAGCAAAGCGATGACTGTTGAGGTCGAACCAACTCAACAAGAACTTATTCAACAAGCGATGCAAATCATTGTCACTGAAGACGGTGTTTTGACTGATGATCAAATGAACGACATAGAGCAGAATGCTGTTGTCGATTTCAATGCCAATCTTGTTAATGATCTTACGAGTGATGAGCTTACCAGCTTGGCTAACGATGTCTTATCAAGCATAAAATCAGACAAAACGAGCAGAAAGGAATGGGAAGAAACGTATGTCGATGGTTTGAAATATATCGGCATGAAGTTTGAAGATAGCAGAAGTCAACCATTTCAAGGATCAACAGGCGTAATTCATCCCATCCTAGCAGAAGCGGTTACTCAATTTCAAGCGCAAGCCTATAAAGAACTTTTGCCAGCAAAAGGTCCAGTTAAAACAGAAGTCATAGGTGCTAGAAACGCTGAGACAGATGCTCAAGCAGAACGTGTTGAGCAATTTATGAATTTTTACATTTTGAATGTTATGTCGGAGTTTGATCCAGAACTTGACATGATGTTGTTTTACCTTCCAATTGCTGGGTCTGCTTTCAAAAAAGTTTATTTTGATGTTGTAAAAAATCGCGCAATCAGCAAGTTTATCGAACCAGAAAATTTAATTGTTCCTTATGAAGCCACCGATTTGAGTTCCGCAGAACGTGTCACGCACGTTTTATCGATGTCGAAAAACGAAATCAAAAAGCAACAACTTTCGGGTTTTTACGCAGATGTTGAACTCAAAGGCGATGGTCAACACATCTCGCAGGATGAAATTGAAAAACAGATAGATGAGATAGAAGGCACATCACCAAGTTATCTTGAGGAGCGCGACAGAACTGTTTATGAGGTTCACACGGTTCTCGATCTGGAAGGCTTTGAGGATCTTGATCAACAGGGAAACCCCACTGGCTTGAAATTGCCGTACATTGTGACGGTTGATGAATCCAGCCGCAAAGTGTTGGCGGTCAGGAGAAATTACATCGAGGGCGATCCATCCAAAAACAAGATAAACTATTTTGTGCAGTACAAATTCTTGCCCGGACTTGGCTTCTACGGTCTTGGCCTGTCGCACATGATTGGCGGATTATCAAAAGCAAGCACCTCTATTTTAAGACAGTTGATTGATGCTGGCACTTTGGCAAATTTGCCTGCTGGTTTCAAAGCGAGGGGCATGAGAATCAGAGATGAGGATGACCCACTCCAGCCCGGCGAGTTCCGAGATATCGACACGACAGGCTCTAGTCTGCGCGAAAACCTGATTCCTTTGCCAATTAAGGAGCCAAGCTCAGTCTTGATGCAGCTACTTGGTTTGCTGGTCGAAAGTGGCAAACGATTTGCCAGCATTGCAGACATGAACGTAGGCGACATGAATCAAGCGATGCCTGTTGGAACAACTGTGGCGTTGTTGGAACGCGGCACAAAAGTCATGTCTGCAATTCACAAGCGACTGCATTACGCGCAAAAACTTGAGTTTCAATTATTGGCACAGGTGTTTGCAGAATATTTGCCGCCAGCTTATCCGTATCAGACAGGCACAGGTCCACAGGAAATTAAAGGCCAAGACTTCGATGGTCGCGTAGATGTGATTCCAGTGAGTGACCCAAACATCTTCAGTCAAAGCCAACGCATAACAATGGCGCAGGAGCTTCTAACATTAGTTCAAAGCAATCCTCAGATACACGGACCTAACGGAATTTATGAAGCATATCGCAGGATGTATGCCGCTCTGGGGATAGACAATGTAGAAACTTTGTTGCAACCGCCACAAGAACCCCAGCCTCCCCAACCAGTTGAGGCTGGGTTAGAAAACGCTGGTTTGTTAATTGGTCAGCCTGCTCAAGCGTTCCCACAGCAAGATCATAATTCACATATCTCAACGCATCGTGCTTTATTTATGACAGAAGTGGTGAAAACAAATCCAGCTTTGCAGGGCGCTATCATTGCTCACATGATGCAACATCTACAGTTTATGGCAGAGCAAATGGCGCGTGAGCAGTTACCGCCAGAAGTCATCGAGCAAGAACAACAGATTCAGGCATTGATGCAACAAAATCAAATCGCACCAGAGGAAGCGCAAGGGTTGATGATGCAGATCCAACAGATTCAGTTACAGATTAGTGCGCCTTTGCTTGCAGAACTTACGAACGCTTTAATACAAAGTTTGGGTCAAGATGGCGATGAAGATCCGCTGGTTGCAATCAGGCAACGTGAGCTTGATTTAAGGGAAAAGCAAATTGATTCTGACAATGAGCAGTTTGCACAGAAACAAGCCCAACGCGATGTTGAGCAGGCAGAACGCAATGAGATTGACAGAGAAAGAATCGGAACGTCCAAAGATATTGCTGATGATAAACTAGATGTTGCCATTGCGCGTTTGGATCAGCAAGCTAATTTAAAATTACTTGATTTACAAGCAAAGCGAGGTGCGGCATGACAATCAAAGACATGAGCAAAGCAAAAAAAGTTTCTGTTGAGTTCAAGCAGAAAAAAGCAAAAAAGATGAAAACTCGCGGCACTGGTGCGGCGACTAAGGGTTTGATGTATTACGATAAAACTTAGGAGTTACTCTCATGGTAAATTCAATTCAAGCAAAAGCAATGGAAGAGTTAAAAGCTCTTAAAAAAACATTGCGCCTTGCTGAAAAGAAAGAAGCAGCACAAAAAGCCAAAGATGCCGCAGAAAAAAAGAAAGCAACTGATGCGAGGGTCGCAAGGAAAGAAGCCATCATTCGCGGTGAAATTGTGGCTGATCTGACTGAAGAAACCACTATGGTTGAGACACCAACAAAAGAAAAAAAGAAAGCTGCCCCAAAGAAAAAAGCTGTGAAGAAGAAGACGACAGCAAAAAAGAAAGATGGATGATTTAGATTTAAACACGTACTTGCGAAGAAAAATGTCCCAAGAAAAAGATAGCATTCAAGAAGTGTTGATGGACGGTGTGCTCAAAGATATGGAACATTACAAAAACTTGCAAGGAAGACTAGAAATGCTTAAAATTGTTGAAATGCATATAACTGAATTTCATAAGGAAAATAAATTTTGAGTAAATCAAGTCTAGCAACAGCTTATGTTGCGGAGGAAGATCGAGTTCTTGATCCTTCATTGCTTACCGCCTCTGCTATTGACCGTTTGCCAGCGCCCACAGGGTGGCGTATTTTGGTTCTGCCATTTTTTGGTACAGGAAAAACATCTGGTGGCATTGCGTTGGCGAAACAAACTGTTGAGCGCGAGGGACTTGCTAGTGTGGTTGCGCGAGTGATAAGAATGGGATCGCAATGTTACAACGACCCAGAAAAATACGGCGCGGAGCCTTGGTGCAAAGAAAACGATTGGATTGCGATAGGGCGTTACGCAGGCGCACGTTTCAAAGTAGAAATCGAAGAAGAAGGTGGAGAGTCTTCGTACATCGAAGCAAGAATTATCAATGATGATGAAGTGATAGCCACCTTGAAAGAACCAACAGACATAGTGAGTTTCCGATGATCGAGAATGCAAACGCTCAAGAAGCTGAACAAATAGAAATAGAAATAACGGAAGACGTTGCTGAACCTGATGTTACAGGTCAGCAAACCGCAAAAAATGATGATGAGCTTGACGAGTACACGAAAACGGTAAGCAAGCGCATCAACAAATTAAATAAGAAAACACGCGAGGCTGAACAACGTGTTGCCTATCTTGAGCAATTAGCTTCTCAAAAAGATCAAGAGTTAAATGAATACCGACAATTGGCGGTTAATCAACAAGCGACTGTGCTTGATAAAGAGGAGGAGGCTCTCAAATCAAAAGAAGCGCAAGTTGAAGACATCTACCAAAAAGCCGTTGCCTCTGGTGACGCGGAATTGATGAGTAAGGCGACAACGCTAAAAACCGATGTGTCAATTCAAAAAGAAAGATTACGCACCGCCAGAAACCGACAACAAGCTCAACCCCAAGCGCAAACAGTCGATCAACCGCAACAAACCCCACAACAAGTTGCCCAAGAACAAATTGTGCAGCCAAGCGAACAGGCGTTATCTTGGCACGAAAAAAACAAGTGGTTTATTGCAAGTGAAGAACAAGCAAAAGAAGCCACTGAAGAGAATATGGAGGCCACGCAATTTGCCAATTTTGTACACATCAATCTGGTGCAACAGGGCGTGGAAGCAGATTCAGATGAATATTATGAAGAGCTTGATAAGCGAATAAAAAAAGTTTACCCTAACCTCGTTTCTTCAGATTCTGAAGGAACTGCCGTTGAAACAGAAACGCAACCCAACGTGCAAAGAGTTGCATCTGCTCCCAGTGGGGGACGGCGAGAAACACGAAAAAGCGGCGTGACGTTTACTAAGTCAGAAATCCAGCGTCTTAGCGGTTTGAAACCACATGGAATGACAGATGAAACATGGTTTCAAGTTTTGGCTAAAGAGAAACAGAAAACCCTAGAAAGAGAGGCTCGATAAATGACAAAGACAACATCAAACCGCACACCTCGTGAGAGCTTAACGCACGATAATCAGAGTAAGCGTAAACCGTGGCAACCTGTTCGCAAACTTGACACGCCGCCAGCCCCAGAGGGATACAAATATCGTTGGATACGCGAATCTATCTTGGGCAGTGAAGACAGGGCAAATGTTTCACGAAGAGTTCGGGAAGGTTTTGAACTTGTTCGTGGCGATGATTTGCCTGATGGTTGGTTTCTTCCGACAATGGATGGCGATGGCAGGCACGCAGGGGTTGTCTATCAGGATGGATTGATGTTGGCAAAAATACCTGTCGAAACGGCTGAAGAGCGAAACGCTTATTTTGCAGATAAAACGCAAGAAGCCAAGGAAGCGTTGGACAACACGATGTTCAGCGAAACCAGAGGCGACAGTCGGTACGTCAAGTATGAGCCAAAACGATCTTCTCAAGTAACTTTCGGAAGGAGGTAACGTCCAATGGCAAATAAAGATGCCGCTTTTGGAATGAAACCTGTTCGGATGATTGGTGGTTCACCTTATACTGGTGGACAGTCGCGCTATCGAATCGCAGCAAATTATGGCACTGCCATTTTTCAGGGCGATATGGTTATGCAAGTCACTGGTGGTACTGTTGAAGTTCACGCAGATGGCGGAACCGTGCCGATAGTCGGGGTGTTCAACGGATGTATGTACACTGACCCCA